GCAAGGCGGCGGCCGCGCTGACCGAGCAGACCGGCCAGAAGATCGGCAAGGACAAGGTCAGGCGGGCGGTCGAACGTCACGGCGGACTGGCCGAGGTCATGCCGGGCGAGGACTCGCCCTCCGTCTCAAGAACTGTCGCGTCGCAACGCCGCGACAGAGCGAGAAAAATCATCGAAAGGCGTTAACGTCTTTCTCACCACGTCTTACGCAACACACGGGCGGGCCATCGGCCCGCTTTCTTCATGCGCCAGCCGCGACACCGCGGGCCTCGGTCGAGGCCGGATCGGCTCATAACCGATCAGCCGCGACCGTATCTGTGTTGATCGCGCGGCAAGGTGCCGCGGCACAGCTCTTCGATTGTGCGTTCGGCGGCTGATACGGGAGCAAATCGACCGGCCTCGAGGTAACCATGGCCTCGAGCCGCGATATCGTTTCGAACCCGTTCACCGTCACCCTCATCCGCATCAAGGCCCGCCAGCTGTGTCGCCGGTCCGGCTTCTCTCCGTCGGACTACGACGATCTGCGGCAGGACATGCGCCTGTACCTGATCGAGAAGGCGCATCGGTTCGACCCACAGCGAGGCAACATTGAAGCCTTCGTCACCAACGCCCTGAACACCTGGGTGGCGATGCAGCTTCGGTACCGCAAGCGCGAGAAGCGCCGGGAGTCGTACAAGGCGGTCTCGCTGGAGCGCACGCCGGTCGAATGCGGCGGCGACGTCACCTCGCTCGGCAACGTCCTGCTGGAAGAAGACGGCGGGCGCCGCACGCAGTCCTACCCCATCTCGCCCATTGAGAGTTTCGAGCTGCGCGAGGCAATCGAGCATGCAATGCAGGGCCTCGCGCCGAACGACCGAGCGCTTCTGGCCCACGTGTCAGAGTATGGCGTGGCCAGCGCCGCCCGGGCTTTCGGGATATCCCGCCGTCAGGTGGACAACGCGATGGCCCGCATCCGTGACTGCTTCGAGAAAGCCGGCCTCGGCCATGACTGACCGGGCAGCGCGCCCCGGCGCGGCATAGGTAACCAGAGAGCGGAGAACTCCCGCCGCCCCCCGGAGGCCGACACACCGCGAGCCTCCGAGGGGCCGGAAGTTGGATGAAACGCCTCCACGGCAGAAGCGAGTGAGAACCATGGACTTGACCATCGACCTGGGCATCCTGGACGTTGAACCGGCCGAGGATTACCACGCCAAGGCCAGGGAGTATCTCTCCAGCCACCAGCTTCTGGACTTCGTCAAGTGCCCGCTGCTGTATCGCAAGAAGGCGCTCGGACTGATCGAGGAGCAGGACTCGCCCGCCTACCTGGTCGGGCGCGCTGCGCACGTGCGCATCCTCGAAGGCCACGATGTGTACGAGACCACCTTCACGCTTGGCGGGCCGATCAACGCCCGGACGGGCAAGCCGTTCGGGGCCAACACCAAGGCGTTTGCCGAATGGGCCGAGGTCCAAGGCAAGCCGGTGTTGTCGCATGATCAGGCCGAACTGATCGAGCAGATGGCCCGCGGCGTGGCCATGAATCACGAGGCCGTCGATCTGCTGCTGTACGGCCGGGCCGAAGGCGTCGTGCGGGCAGAGTATTGCGGCACGCCGTGCCAGATTCGCATCGACTGGGTGCATCCGCACCGCGGGATCGTGGATTTCAAAACCTGCGACGACCTCACCTGGTTCGAGTCTGACGCGCGGCGTTTCGGCTACCACCGGCAGATGGCGTTTTACCAGGCCGTTCTGGCGCAGGCTCTCAACGGCCTGATGGTCCCCGTGCACCTCGTGGCCATCGAGAAGAAGGAACCATTCCGGTGCGGCGTGTGGCGCGTCAGCGATGACACGCTCGCCATCGCCCAGCGCGAAAACGAAGCCGCGATCCGCCGGCTGCAGGACTGCCAGCGGCGCGACCACTGGCCCACGGGCTACGAGGAAATCCGCGTGCTCGATGTCGCCTGAGCATTTCTCGCGCCCGAGCGGCTTGTGGCGAGTCTACCCACCGCGACGGCCACCCCTCGGGCGCATTTCGGCAGGGCCGGGCTACCGGGGCCTCTCTCTCGGAAGGGCCTCGGGATGTGGGTTCGACTCCCACGCCTGCCATTGCATGGAAAACGCCGGCCGGCAGATCGCCAGCATGAACGCAACCCCGAGCAACGGAGAACACGCATGCCACTGATGGACTCGCTGATCACCACGACAACGCCCGCGCCGCCGAAGATGATCGTGTACGGCCAGCCGGGTGTCGGCAAGACGACCTTCGCGGCGTCGGCCGATGCCATTCTCATCGACTGCGAGAACGGGGCCGGCGCCGTGCCCGGCCTGAAACGCACGCCGTACCTGCAATCCTGGCCGCAGATGCGCCAGTGGCTGGTCGAGATCGCCACGGCGCCGCCGGATGGTATTTCCGCTCTGGCCATCGACACCATCGACTGGATGGTCCAGCGGATCGTCGAGCACGTGGTGCTGGACCTGGACGGCAAGTCGGCGGGCAACATCACCAACACGCTCGGCACGGCCCACGGCGGTTACTTCAAAGCCCGGGAGATCGTGCAGAACATCGTCTACCGCGATCTGCTGCCGATGCTCAACGCCGTGACCGACAACGGCATGGCGGTCATCCTTCTGGCCCACGCTGCCAATACCAGGATGACCGCACCGGAGGGCTTCGACCTGCGCCTGGCCGCGCCGGATCTGCCGCACTGGATCGCGCCGCCGTTCATCGAGTGGGCCGACGCGGTGCTGTATGCCTCGCGCGATGGCGACGGGCGCACGCTGCTGACCCAGGGCACCAACGTGATCCTGGCGAAAAACCGCTACGACCTGCCGGCCGAGCTTCCCCTGTCGTGGTCGGCGCTGATGCGGGCGCTGACCGCCAGCCCGTCGCCCGCCCACGGCCTGCGCGTGGTGGGCATTGAGGAGTCCGCCGACACCAGCCCCGAGGAGAACTGATCCATGGCAAACCTGAACGGATTCAACGCGCACGAAGTCGAACCCAACGCCTCATTCGAACCCATCCCGGCGGGCAAGTATCTGGCTGCGATCACCGAGAGTGAGATGAAGCCCACCAAGAACGGGGCGGGCAGCTACCTCCAGCTGACCTTCACGATTCTGGAAGGCGAGTACAAGAACCGCATCCTCTGGGCCCGCCTGAATCTCAACAATCCCAACGCCACAGCGGTGAAGATCGCGCGATCGGAACTGTCGGCCATCTGCCACGCCGTGGGTGTTATGCAGCCGCGCGACAGCGTGGAATTGCATAACCTGCCGCTGGTGATCACCGTCAAGCTCAAGAAGCGCGAGGACACCGGCGAGTTGGCCAACGAGGGCAACGGCTACGCCCGCACGGACGCCGCCGGTGCCAACGGTCAGCGTCCCCAGGCGCCGGTGACCGACAACACCCCGCCCTGGAAACGCTGACCCAAGGAGAAACCCATGACCACCAGCACTTGGATTCTGATCTTCGCCTGCGTCTGGTCGCTTAGCCCGCCCATCGGATACTGCTTCGCCCGCTGGTCCATTCGAGCGACGGGCAGCCGGTGGACCCGCAACGACCGGATCTGGGCCATCACGTTCTCAGTGATCTACGGGCCGGCGATGCCGCTGCTGGCTGTCGTGCTCGTTCTGTTCTGGAAGCTGGAAAGTTCCGACTGGGGCAACCAGGAAGCGGGGTGGTGAGCCGTGGTGATGCTTGACCTGCCATATCCCCCGAGCATCAACCACTACTGGCGGCGGGTGGGCCGGCGCACCTTGATCAGCCGGGAGGGCCGGACGTTTCGCCGGGACGTCTGCGCCCTCCTGGCTCGGGCAAGTGGCAACGGACCGCGCAAGCCGCCGGCAGGCGGTCGCATCGCCCTGGCGATGGCTGCGTTTCCGCCGGCTCGGCGACGTCGCGATCTTGATAATCTACAAAAATCCGTGCTCGATGCGCTCGAGCACGCGGGCGTGTACGAGGACGACAGCCAGATCGACCTGCTGATTACGCGCCGCGGTGAGGTGGTGCCCGAGGGGCGACTGACGGTGGAGGTTTTGGATCTCCCACTGCGGTGCTGTCCGATCTGTGGCGGGCGGTTGGGCGCCTTCGATGCGGAACTGAACTGAGATGTGCGGATCGCTAGTCGACCCTTCGATCGTCGTTTGCTTGCGTGTGCAGGTGGTTGCGCGGTGATGCAGCTGCGGCCATATCAGACTGAGGCAGTCGCAGCTGTCTACGAACATCTGCGCCAGCGGGAGGATCATCCGTGCGTGGTGCTGCCGACAGCTTCGGGAAAAACGCCCGTGATGGCGCACATCTGCCGCGACGTGGTCACCAGGTGGGACGGCCGCGTGCTGATTCTCGCGCACGTGAAGGAACTGCTCGAGCAGGCGGTCGACAAGCTGCACGCGATGGCGCCGGACCTCTGGCATCGGATCGGCGTGTATTCGGCGGGCCTCAAGAGCCGGGACACCGAGCATCCGATCATCGTAGCGGGCATTCAGAGCGCGTTTCGCCGCGCCGCCGAACTGGACCGCTTCGACCTCATCCTGATCGATGAAGCGCACATGCTGCCGCCCGACGGGGAGGGCATGTACCGCACGTTCCTGGCCGATGCGCGGGTGGTCAATCCCCACGTGCGGCTCATCGGCCTGACGGCTACGCCGTACCGCATGACCACCGGCATGATCTGCGCGCCGGAGAACCTGCTCAACCACGTGTGCTACGAAGTGGGCGTCCGCGAGCTGATCGTTCAGGGCTATCTGTGTCCGTTGAAGAGCAAGGCG